CAGTAGATCAATCAGATAGGGATCAATTTAATGAATTGAATATGCCTAATTTGATGAGTAAATGTGGTATGAAATACACTACAGAACTCAAAGAAACAGCTACTCTTAAATCTAGACCTATTGATGATATTTCATTCCTCAAACGTACTTTTAGATATGATAGAACTTTAAATAGATATGTAGCTCCCTTAGAACTCAACGCTTGTTTCGATACATTACATTGGACGAAGAAGGGTAGTAAGATGGGTGAAGACCCAGATCAGATATCTGTTGATAAGTTGTTATCAACCATACGAGAACTTTCATTGCACGGGAGAGAAGTATTCGATAAATTTGTACCAGAATTACTCGAAATGAAGAATAAATATGCTAAAGGGATCAAACCTAAGGGATATTTTACCACTGACTATGATGAAGTATATAATGATACTCTGTCCACGGAATACAATTTTTAGTCTTATCACGTCCGCGAAGACGTTAAAATATGAAATTTATAAAAATACAAAAATAAAACCAAAAGAAGAAAAACAATATACAAAAATATAAAATTATAGTAGCTATAATTTGTTGTCAATATATTCAACATAGTCCAATAATACTAATTGTTGGGTTGCTATGGCTTATTGATTGCACCTTATAGATCAAAAAAAATAGATACGTTTAAAAGCTCTAGTAATATATTTAGGAGTGCCTGATCAGCAAGGATTGGAGTTCATTGCCTTAATGTTGTTTTGCTGGGTAGTTTCACAAAACCCTTATAAAAACATAATGAACAATACAACTATACGAGAAACCCCGATTATAAGCGATCCTGGAAACACTGATGAAAGTGTAGACCAGATGAAAAAAGAACAAACTACAGAGTTTTTTGACGATTCAATCGTTCACAAAACTTCTATGAAACATTATTCTACTATAGATCAAACTATGGTTAGAATGAATGATACTTATTCCAAGGAACTTTCCTTGAAAGAGTGGATGGAGAAGCCCATAACATATAAAACCGGATCATTCTCAATTTCTGATACATATTCTTTTCTTGATAGTACGCTTGAGCCGAAGACTTTATTGGCTTCAACTAGAGCGGAAATTTGGAGAAGTAAATTTAGAGGATATTATGGATTTAAAGCTGATCTAGTCTTTAAAATTGTTGTTAATGGTAATAAGTTTCAGCAAGGTAGATATATTTTAGGATGGGTTCCACTTGGGGGAGCACGTGCTTCAACTTCAAACCTTAAGGAAACTTTATTTAACAACACTCATATGGCTAGTTTAGTACAGAGAACCACGGTTCCCCATGTCGAAGTAGATATAGCAACTTCAACTGGTGCTGAGTTATATATACCTTATGCCTCTGTTCACAATTTTTATCCTTT